CATTTTGTCTTTTTCTTCTTCAGATTGGGCTACGAGTACTATCGGAGGTGCCATTTAATTCACATAACTTAGATGTGCATTTAACCACTACTTTTAATATTCAATGAATACCATTGGTAATCATGCCAAAAGGGGAATTGTTAACAGAGGCCCTCTTAATGCGACTTACTCCAACACAAATGAAAAAACTTGACAGGTTAGCTGATTCGAATGTACTGCCTACTGCCACATTTACAAGGCAACAGTTAGTCAAAACTTTAAAGTTACAGGACTCTTAACCAAAACCATGTCTGAAGAAAAAAAACCTACAGAAGAAGCACCTGAAGCAATTTCTGAAGAACCTACAAAACAGGTTTTAACTGATTGTCCAAGTGCATCATCGCCTGACGGTAATCATGATATGTTCCATAATGAAGGAACAGATGAAACATACTGTAGATATTGTGGAAAAACCTAGTAATCTGTTTTGAGTAGATCGGCAGCTATAGATCCTCCACAAAAAGAAAAAGCTATTGCTAATTGTTGGTCTTTTTCCATTTCGGGATTATCTTCCATAACAATTTTTATTTTTCTTGAAACGCAGTCATTTACTTCTGTTCCACCTGTAACGTATTCTCCATGAATTTCAGCAATTCTTGCTTTTGTAAAATGTCTATTCAGGGTTCTTCTAATTAATGGAACTTCTTGTAATGGCGACAAATCATTTTCTGCACAAAGACCGCAAGGATTATTTTTTGCCGATAGTCGGATCTTACAACTTTGTCCGTCACCATCACACGTTGCAAGTGTAACAGCATCGTCACCATATGCAGGATCATTGATATATGCAATGTGTAATGCTCGCCATTTACTGACATCAAGCATTGGTCTTCCATCTTCCATTGCACCGACTTGTTCCATTTCTTCTGGCCATACTGCAGGACTTGTCATGTTGATTTTACCTGATTCCCATAAAGCTTCAAACTCTTCATCTAAAATTTCACCAACATAGTTCAGAGTTTGTGTTGCTTCATCTAGTGATACAGATACAATGTTAACAACTCTAAAGTCTTCTTGGTTTGCCATGTTTTCACGATAGGTCGTGCCACCAGTATGATCAGGATCGTCAGGGGCAACTTCATAATAGATACCTGGATGATTAACAAAGTCACTGGCATATTTTAGAATTGAATCCCAGGAAACCTTCCAGCCATTTTTATTTCGTTTTGTGTTTAGTAGAAAACCTTTAATGAATTTCCCTTCACGACCTTCAAAATTATCTTCAATGTCAAATGATGTTATTGGTGCTTCAAGTGAAATTGCAAGTAATGCTTTTTGCTTCAATTTAATTCCACCAAATATTCATATTCACCATTTTTAGTTCTAGTACATAAAATTATTTTATAGCTACACCAATTAAGACAAAAATATCTGAAAAATGGTTTGTAATGCAAATTTTCTATTGAATTCATAACTCCATTGTCACCTGCATTAGTTTATGCTTTTGTATGGCACTCACAATCATTGCTGCTCTGCCTGCATTGATTATTCTTTGTACTTTAACAAGTGCAGCGTTCAGTGCGACTTCCATATCATAATGACACCTGCAACCAAAATGAGTTTGTCCTCCCAGCTCTGGTGGGCCGATTCGAATTAGTTTGGGATCATCAACTGCAAAAACTAAACCTTCATTCGGTCTGCAAATTGGACAAACCCTGGCATCTAGTTCTGTTCTGTATGTTAGGAATATTGGTTTTTTTGCTTCTTCTGGAATTAGAGCCAGTCCAGGTGCCAGTATTAATGGTGCAAACACTAATGGAATGAACGCTGGTATTATCTTTCTATTTTCTGTTTTGAAAAATACAAAGCCTTGTGGTGATAACTTTGTATTGATACCAACTCTAACAATGTATCTGGTGTTATGCTTGAATTCATTAGTAGAAATTAATTTTGCAAAACTGCTCACATTTCTGGCAATGGGTGACAAGGGCCAGTATTCTCTGCCAGTAGAATCTAAAATTTCCATATACATTGTTGGAACTACAACAGGTGAACCAAACTTGTCTGTAACAACTGCAGAAACTTGAATCATTTGACCTGCAACAATGCTACTTGGTGCAGCATGTACTGTGATTATTTTATCATGGGGTTGTAGGCTTATTGGATCTCACCTTGAAATTTTCGTTGGTTTGTTCATTTTTCACATCAAACTCTTCCCTAGCTGGTACAGTTTCACGATCTGTGTCTATGCTGTCTTCATACCCATCAATTTGCAAAATTTCGGCTGCCTTTTCATGTGTCAGTGGTGCTCTACGTTCTAGTATTTCTAGGCCTTCAGCTCGTTCCTTTAGTGTCTCAACCTGCATATCATCAAATGCAACTTTAATTCTAAATGTGTTAAGCAGTTTTTTATTGCCATGATACAATTTTTCAAAAATTCTATTGTACCATTGGCGTGCTATTTCATCACCGATCCATTCACGCATTGGATTAATTACAGTGGATATTGTAAGCTGTATTTTTTCGACTGCAGTTGCATGGTTTGCTGCTGCTTCATCAAAGAATCCTATTTGTGGAACGTTTGCATTTGCTAGAACATATTTTACTAGTGTATTGAACATTTCAATTAGTTCAGTAATTTTTGGGTCAAAGTTTACATTTTCATATTTCACTCTTTCAGGTGAGATCATAAAGAGATTTGATGTGCCAAATTCAGTGGCTTCAGTGATGGATTCATATTCTGCCTTCTTTTGTGCTTCAGTTCCACCTTGTGGCTCTATGAAAATGTGGTACAAACCACCGACCATGTTTTCACTAATTGCTGGAAAAATACTACTAATTGTTGAACGCACAACTCTGGCAGCATCAATCATTGGCATCATCATTGAACCTCCATAGTATTTGGAATTCCAAATTGGTGCAGCATATTCAGAATTCCATAGATAGATCATTTCATCGGTGTTTACAAAACCACTAATCTGATTGATTTGCACTGAAACCATCTTGTGACTTTCAGGCGAAATTTTTACTAAACCGATGTCCCTTGGGTGAAAATCTACCAGGTTGACAGGTATCATTGGAAATGGTTTGCCATCAATTTCTATTGGATTATCATTGTCATAAACAAATACTGCACAGGAACGATTGAAAATTAACATGTTTTGTATCATGTTGGTGATTTTAATTTTGAATGAAATATCAATGCCATCGACACCACCTTTTTCTGTAACAGCTCTATCTACCTGCAGCAGTCTTGATATGATCTCTTCGTTTTTGTCAATTAATTCTGCATCAGCTTCTTCGTCATTTGTTGGAATCTTTAATTCAAGTTCAGGTCTGAATCCTGTACCCATTACAAATTTTATCAATGTGCGCATGACTGGTCCTAACAAGGAATTTTTCACCAGGGATTCATAGACAATGTAATCATAGGATTGTAACGGATTTTGAAAATACTGTGGCATCCATCTTTGATTAGCATGGCGTTTTTCATCTGCTTCTTGTGCAGTTAGTGGCTTCTTTTCCTGTTGATCAAACACGGATAATTGTGGACTAGGCATCCATTGATCTTCAACAATTTTTCTATATTCATCTGGTAAGGCACCAGGATCCATTCCTGGCAGTAGGTCAGCAATTAATTTATCCTCTTTTTTTAATGGGCCTGCATAAATCCTAAAATCTTCTGTGCGAATAATTGGTTTTGGTGCTGTCCAGGGGAATATTTTCTGCCAAAATGTCCTTTTGATGAGTTTCTCGGCCTCTTTCTTTGCAACTATCTTCAGTTTGTGATAACCTGCATAGGTGAATGCGGATTTTGTTAGTTTCTTCTCTTTAAACACTAATTGCCTAGCTTGTCGGTATCTTAAGTCTTTTTCTAAATTACATTGTTTCGATCTTTATGTTAAGTTTCTTTTCTATGATCTTTTTTCCCAAGTCTGCCAGTTCTTTTCTGTATTTCAAGTCCCAGTTGGCCTTCATTTCTAAGGATACGCATGCAGGGTCAATTGCCATTACAATGCTACCTTTAACTTCAACAAAGTGTGGGCCTTGAAAATATGGTGGAAATTCTACACCCATCCATTCAAAAGGTGTTAGATCTTTTGTACCAATAACCTCCTCAAGTTCAGCAGAAGCAGAATCAAAGTTATCGATACTATTTGTACTACTAGTATCAGCAGGAATTGTGGATTCTTTTGTTGTATCAATAAATTCTACAACAGGTGATTCTTTTTCATCTTCAGGCATAATGTTCCCAAGTGGCCCCAAAATATAAGGCTTTTTCTAATCTTTGTTTCAAAATTTCTATATTTTCAGTTCTAGTTTATTTTATGGGCTTCAAAATATGTAATATTATTCAAAAAATCCAATGAACCGCCTGAATCTTGAAATACTCTCACTTCCAAAATATCACCCACTACTAAAGCATCTACAAAAGAAATAGTGTGTTGAGAATTACCACTTGCTAAATAATTCGCCTTTCCTAAAACTACACTGTTTTTCATAATATCTATAATTCTTTTTCCACTTGAATTGGATGCCCATTCAAATTGAGCCATTACAGAATATTTCCCTGCTGTTTTTATTGTAATTCTTGAATTATTTGTAACATTATCATGCATACCATCTGTATCATAATCTTCTTGATTCCAAGTGATTATTGTAGATGCACTATTTGGTATTGATTGGTCTGCTGATTTTGTAACCTTACAACTGATATCTCTTATTATGAGTTTCCATTGATCACTTCCACCATCAAACTCTAGAGTTTGAGTGTCCGTTGGCGGACCAAGTGGAACGTTTTTAGTACATAGTTCACCCATTATACACTCGCTTGCATCCCTGTTGCTGCTAACTGTGCCAGTATAGAATCAATTGCCGTTCTAGCTTCTGCATCTATTACAGCACCACCAGTTGGATCTGCTATATGTGCTTGTTGAACTACTGGTGTTGCGTTCCAGAATCCAATCTTTTGTGTAGTCCCTGTTCCTATTTTCGTTCCAGTCGTAGCATTGAGTATAATATTTATCATATCGCCAAAAGTAAGGTCTTGGGTTAATGCAGGAAGACCTGTTATTTTTGTTGATACGTGGGTTGCTATCTTTGCATCAGTAACGGCATTATCATCAATTTCTCCTGTTTGAATATCTGGTCCAAGATCTGTTTGTTTAATCCGTGTTGCGCCCAAATTAATCACCCAAGTTTTAGTTTAGTTAATTCCATTACTTCTTTGTCTGTTATTGTGTCAATTTGATTCATTAATTTTATTTTCATTATACAGGTGCTACCAATATTGCTACATGATAATTTCTTACTGCTCCAAGACTATCTCTTACTCTCAGAGATACCCTTGCATTATTTGTTATAGTTCTATTTAATGGAAAATGTGTTCGAGTTTCATCTAATCCGCCCACACTACTAATTCTACATACTGCAACTTCAGATCCAATTGCACCCTCACCTATTTCAATTTCTACAGATCTATCTAAAGCGTCGTCGGCGGGTATGTAAACAAAGCCTACTAATTTTTTACCTGTGCCAATATCTGCCGAATATTCAACCCATGCCCCGAATGCGTTGGTTCCTGCGCTTACAATGGTTAGATTGTTAAAGCTCAGGTAAGTAGAATCATAAAGTACATCTGGAATATCACCTGCACCTCCTGCTGCCTGAACTGCTGCCTGAAGTTTAGTACCGCCCAATTATATTACCTAGTTTACACTGACAAATCCTGCCAATGTTGTAGTCAATCCAGCAGTTTGTCTTTTTACTCTGATTCTGATTGCAGTTGATTCAGGTGAAATATCAATAATATCACTGGTGTCATCTGTAATAGACGCAACATTTGTATCTGCTTTTATGTCCTTGTCAAAATCTGCATCAACTAATGTTGTAATGTCAGTAAATTCTTTTCTTGCTTTTTCAATTTTGTAAGTGAGGCCATTTGCACCAGTGTTTTTAATTTCAACGTGCATGTTTTTCATGCCTCTTACGTCATAAATTCTGTCTAATCCAGCAGTGTACGCATCCTGATTAATAGTGATTCCACCTGTTTCTAGTGCTTGATCAAACAAAGTTTGAGGTGCAACATATTTCGGTTTACCCCTAGCAAATACTATTTCTGTCAATAATTTTAGTTAAAAAGCCCTACTAAAAAAACTATCTAAATTCCTTTTATTGGTTTGCGTCTTTTTGGTTGAGGGTCAATAATACTTGCCATATCTTCCATAGTAGGAGGCTTGATACGCAGTGGGCCACCAATTATTTTCGTTGAATCCATCATAAATGGCCTGGCAGCAAACACAGCAAGCATCAAGCCTTTGGTGAGATCATCCAGTTCATCGCCTGGTGCATAGTAATCCATGCCTCCTTTTTCAGTGGATTTTTCAGCGTATAGTGCAATTTGATCTTCAAGTTCTTTTACTTCAGGACTGGGATTTTTGGGAAATTTGATTTTGTGAATTAGTTTTTGCTGCAGCATGAACTGCACCATTTCAATCAGGTCTATTTTTTTCACTCTTCTGATTTCAGATCCGTCAGCAAGTTTTTTTCTAATTAAAATAATTTTAATTGGCAGTTTGGAAGTTCTTCTAAGAGCTTGGATTAGATGCTCCCCAACAGCCATGTCAATTATCGTATTACTCCATTCAAATTTTTGATACATTACAGCAATATCAGGTGCAATGTCATTAATTTTATCCCTAGGCCAGCGTTTGACCATTTTAACCAGCACTTCTTGTTTCGTTGGATTTACTTCAATTCCAACAGCACCAATTGAATTTCGTAGTTTAGAATGTGCTATGCCTACAAGTTTAACCGTTAATGTCAATTTACAAGTACAGCCCTTTTCCAACTAGCAATATCTATCCAATTTTTTGAACCACATACATTACAATTTTCGTTACCTAAATGGTCTGTATTTTGAAGATTCCCACAAACTTCACATCTTGAGTTAAATGTCAAATTCCTTCTCCAAATTTATCAACATACAGATTTATTGCTTTATGAGCATAATATGAAATAACATGATGATTACAGTTTGTGTCTTTTTTAAGATTTTCAAGTAATTTGTCGGCTTTACTTTGTTGGTTTTTTGTGACTTTAATCATGGCAATCACATTCACACATTTGACTAGTCCAGTCACACGCTTCATGTCTTTCCTGTTTACAAAAAAAACTAACTAATTTCATCTGTAATTCACGTTCCTGCAGTCCATGGTAGTTACTTGTTCAAATTGTGGACAGATACAATTGTAATACAAACATTCGTGATAAGTGGTGGCTCTCACTGGTTTTTTATTTACATACTGTAATTTAATTATTCTGTGGTAGCTTGCAATATGACTGCATCTGCAGATCTTAGCTATTGGCATTATTTCTCCTCGTTAATGTAAATTCCAGCCAGAAATTCATAAAAACCTGAATGACATTTTTCGCAAAACTCGTATTTTCCAATAGAAACCCTCCAAAATTGTTCAACAGTTCTATGACATTTACTACAAACAAATTTAGTCATTTTTATTGTGCGAGAGTCATCTAAATCAATAAGATTACTTTCTTTACTAATTGACATTACTTCACCTTGATTGCTTCTGGGTAATCCCTTTTGCATTTTAGAGCCTCTTGTCTGGTGTGAGCACCATTTTTTTTTCCACAAACAAAACAAACTTCTGACAATGCAGATACTATCTTAGCTTTCTTTTTAGCAGAAATTTTTGTTGGTTTAAACATGCCATCCCCCGTGTGGATAGAAAAGCCCATCGTATAAAATGGTAAACCCAGCTAGGGGATGACTGTAATTAATTTCCATTTTTACAATCCTCTAGAAATTCTTTTAGATGGTTACAGTTAGGCGAATCTTTGCAAGGCAACCAAGGACACATTCCATCACCACAAATAGAGCCAGCATATTTTTTCATTTCATATCATCAACTATAGGCACTTCGTTTTCAATTTCACGAATAATATCGTGCATAATTTCAGTACAATCAAACCTTTGAATTTTATCTAACAATATCCCTGTTTCCTCATTGGTTTGATTCGTAAATTTTTCGTCCAAGCGAGTTGAAACTTCAGCCAACATTCTTGGACTAACTGGTTTGCCTTGTGCAAATGCCAAATCAGCCAAGTGCATTAAATAACCCATACACATCAAGTATTTTTCAAGGCCAGTTAATTCTTCTTCAGTCATTTCAATCTAGCCTGCTGATAGACACAATTAAATTTTGAGTTGGATGTCTACCACGATTTTTTTTATTCCACACTTTAGAATGCATGTTATGGCATATTCTACAAATACGTGCGTTTGTTTTTGTAAAATAGGTATTCATTGGGGTAAATTCATGTCCTCGTTTACAGTGAGTTTTTCTTAAATTGTCAGCCGATATTCCTATTCCTCTCATAACATTTTCCCTTGTGGTTACTTCTTCTAAATGAATTGGATTTACACAAGCTCGATTTCTACAGAGATGATCTATGGTCAAGTCAGGACAGATTGAACCATAATAATATTCAAAAATGAATCTATGGGCTCTAGTAAGACTTTCAGTGACCCAGAAATATCCATATCCTTCTTGATTTTTTGATGCAGTCCAAATCCAACATCCTGATTCAACAACATTTATCTTCGATAGAAATCTTTCAAGTATAGGTTTCAATATATCCATTCTAGTCATAGTTTTATTTTAATCTGGCCTGCTGATCTATGAAAAGTCGTATGAAATTACAGCAATGCAAAGCAGCCATAAACAAGTCATCATGCTGGCCTCTGTAAGCTGCATATTTAGTTTGGCCAGAAGGTGACATTTGCCTAGTAATTTTTGGGATCTGGTCAATTAATTCTTGCATGTCTTTAGTTGGTGCTGCAGGCCATGCAAACATTCCTTCACCCATTTTTTCTTTGAACCATTGGACCATGTATGGTTTGTCCAATGTAAAACCCATCTGTCTTGTCTTTTCAGTTAAGTTGGCACTTGTATTAATACCCTGGATGAAAGTTAAACCATATTTTCTGTGAAATAATGTTAACACTTCTTTTCCCCTATTGTTGGTTTCAATCCCCATAAGATTTGGTTTGTGCACTGCATGAATTTCTCTGGCATACTGTGCAACAATTCTATAAGGTGTTTTAAAAAATTGCTTAGCTAACTTGAATTCAATTTTAGCTTCTGGATCAAGTTTTAATTGTGCACCTACCCAAGCGAATGCGTCAACATTTCTGCCAGGGTCGCCCATTATTACTTTAAGACTGATCATATCAAACTAAATTTTTGAGGACAACAAACAATGCAGTATCTAGCTATGTAGCCATTGAAATATTCATGAGCCTTACAAACATCTGAACCACATGTAAAACACAACCACCAAGAACAGTTTCTAGATCTGCAATATGGGAATTCGCATTTTCTTAGTTTCATTTTTTTACTTTATCACCTTTATCATAATGATCATCAAGGTGCTGCCATATTTTGCCACCAACCCAATTTTCAAAACTTAAACCACAATAAGAACAAGCCTTCGCTAGTTTCAAAAGTATATCTCATGGCATCTGGTACAAATTGGTCTGCCAAGAAGTGTTTCAGTTGCAGGTTTTTGACAGATTAGACATTTTTTCAATTTCTTTTCCTCGTAAATGTCAAAATGATTTCATTATCCCGATTCCAATCAGACAGATTGTACTCCATGAAATCAACGCTAAACAATAACGAATGTGAAACTCTTTCCTTTCTTTACTAAATGACAAGTGGTTTACTCACCCTATAAACAAAGCCGTCTTTTTTTCTATGGAAATGAGTTTCTAACTCAGCCATAAATTGACCACAAATCGGACAATTCGTACATTTCTTAGATAATGTCAAGTTACGTTAAACCCTCGTAATACTATTTCACAAATTAACTCTTGGTCTGAAATTTTCCTTAATTGTCTTTCCTTAGATAAGGTCATCGGTTTCGAGCCTCTTGTGTAAAAAATTGATATGGATTTTTTATGTCAGGATGTGTTTTATTATAATGCGAAATCATTTCAGGCCAATAATTACATCTAAAATCACAATCAGTGCACATCATTTCTTTAACAAATCCACTTTAAGATTAAGTTCTAATCCAACAGACTCAACCATTTCAACTATTTTCCTCAAATGTTGTATAGTAAAATCATAAGCGTTTTGTGCTTCAATGCCCTTATCAATCGCAGTGTCCCTTGCATCATTCAAGTGTGGAACAATCCATTGATATTTTTGCATTGAATATTTGAAGAATGATTCTATCTTTTCTACGTGTTTTTTAAATTCATCGTCTTTCATTATCTTTTATTCCCTTCTTTATTGTGTTTCCTACAAACTATAACATGATACCAAGTACCGTTTTTTGCTTGGATGTTCTTTTCATATTTGGGTTTACCTTTACATTGTTCTAATGTAAACTCTTGAACTTGACAATAATGGTCTTTTATCAATCAGATAACCTCAATTTTTTAGTTACTTTGTATATTCCTACATACCATTCTTGATTTTTTAGATATGTACCTAATCCATCGGCTTCTTTAGGATATTCAATAATAATTGCTGTCGCTGCATCTTCTAAAACATCATGCAACATCTCTAACCGTTTAATTTTATCTTGTTTTGACATGTTAACGCTTTTTTCCATTCAATCAAATCCCCAGTATTTTTCCCATCGTTTGATCCATGCACCAGCAAGTATTACAGTGATTTCTTTTTTACAAGTTAGACAAAAAGCTTTGTTCTTTTTTTCTTGGTATTGCTTTAACTTCGGTAATATCCTGCCAGCCTCCACCCAGATATAACCAGCGTCCACAATCAGGACAATCATGAAGTGCTATTAGCCTTTTTTCTTGTGTAATATCAATAACAACTTTCATTAAATTATCTAGTGTCAATAGGATAACTCCTTAAC